TTGGTGCCACGTCCGACCGCATGATCCAGAGTTGCGCGAGTCCCGCCGTTTTCGGATTAGCACTACTGCCGTCAAGGTCGGTAATGACCGCGACAATCGGCGCGCCGTCAAGCATTGACGGACCCTCGTAGACAATTCCGCTTGTAATTTTCCGCATCGTGCAATCCCTCAAAAATACCGGCGTTGTGCCGGAAGAATCCCTCGTCAGTAGGCGTCACACGCCTAGACCGGCGTGAGCCGGTTTCGGGATGCTAGCCGTAGATGTAGAACGGTGAATCGCCGTCGTTCACCATTTCACTCGCAATCGAATCCAGCCAATCAAGCACGTCCGCGTCGCACGTCGGATTGTCGATGCTATCGGCCAGATAGCTGCGGTACTGTGTCCAGGCCGCACGGAACAGACGATCGGATCCGTCGAACGTGGTGCGGTAATGTGCGCGCGGTTGAAGTGTGTACATCGTGCAATCCCTCGGTAAATGGTTAATCTTCGTACGCTTCAGGAACGTGCAGGCGTCCGTATGCAATAGCGGAATCTGCGCACAGTTCGCACAAGAAACCGGAACCGGACCGATACTCCGCCACGTAATCCCCGCAGTTGTCGCAGATGTCTGGCACAACCGCGGCTCGCTCAAACTCGGCGCGCCATTCAGCTTTGACAGTTTCGTTTGTCATGCGTCCATTATACATACATCTATCCTCGGCGCAATAGGGAATCAGCAGTCTCTCGCATTTTTTTTGTGTGGGCGGTAGTCTAGGCTTATGGATACATCAAACACGCCTGAACGGTCATTCGTCAAAGGTGGCAAACCGGGACCGGGACGGCCGAAAGGTTCTATCGCTCAAGCTACGCTTGAGATACGGGCGTTCTGTCGCACAGTCATTGACTCGCCGGAGTACAGGACGAAACTCTTCGAAGATGCATGTGCTAGGCGCTTGTCACCGGCCGTAGAGATGATGCTATGGGATAGGGCATATGGGTCAGTCCCGAAAGAACTACGCGTGGATGATGTCTCCAGCATAGACACTGACTCGCTCCAGCATCGGCTGCGCGAGCTAGTCGCTGCACTCCCCGTGGTTGACGTGCTACAGGGTGAAGCTGCCGAAACCGAAACCGATGTGGGGGAGGAATGAAATCCGGCCAGCGTGCAACTCGAATCGCCAGGGCCTGGGGTGGGGGGGGGTGGGGGTGCCCGGAGTCCCACCACGCAGTCGGCGTGACCGACCGATTACCGTTGATAACACCACGGCACCCTTGCCAAAACGCTTGCCGCTGTATATAACGTGACAGCGACATCGCGGTCGTAAGACAGACCGAGACGGAAGCAGCGCAGCGTAACTTCCGTCGACGACGCGGGCTATTTTTTGGGGGCTTTGCGCCCACAGGTGCAGGCGGCGAGACGCTTCAGGGCGTCGTCTAGGTCGGCTTTGAGCTTCAGGGCGATGGTGTTGAAGTGGTCCCGGTTGTAGCGGAGGGTGTCCAGTTCAATGCGTTCCTGGGCGTTCAGGGCCACGGGCGAGACATGGGGCGGGGGTGAGAGCCGTGAGGGTGGCGGGGGTGGTACGGGGTCTGGCAGGGCATCCCAGTCGAGGGGGACATCGCGGTCAATGGGCATGGTGGCTCCTGTGGTAGTGTGGCGGGAGGGGGATCGGTGATGAATCCTGAGATCGCCGCTGAAGCGGCCCGCATCGTCGCGGAACTGGAGAAGCGACGGGCATCCAAGTTTGCCACATTCTTTCCCGACACCGGCCCATTGCGCCGGGAACTGTATCCCAAGCACATTGAGTTCTTCGCGGCGGGGTCCACCTACAAGAACCGCCTGTTCATGGCGGCGAACCGCGTCGGCAAAAGCGAAGCGGGTGCGTATGAAGTGACGTGTCACCTGACGGGGCAGTATCCGCATTGGTGGACCGGGCGTCGGTTTGACCATCCGGTTGAAGTCTGGGCCTGTGGCACCAACAGTCAGACGACCCGCGACATTGTGCAGGCCAAACTGCTGGGACCGTCGTGGAATCTGGGGAGCGGGACGATTCCCAGTCATGTGATTACGGACACGACCACGGCGCGTGGCTTGCCGGGAGCCATTGAAACGGCCTACATCAAGCATGTGTCGGGCGGGATGTCCGTGCTGGCGTTCAAGTCCTACGAGCAGGGCCGGTCGTCGTTTGAAGGCACGGCCAAGCATGTGGTGTGGTGCGACGAAGAGCCGCCCCAGGACGTGTACACGGAACTGATGTACCGCACGATTACGACCAAGGGCATCGTGATTGTGACGTTCACGCCGCTGCAAGGCATGAGCGATGTCGTGCGCGGGTATCTGGAGCCGGAATCCGACATTGCCTACCAGATGCAGACGTTCATCCAGGCGGGCTGGGAGGATGTGCCGCACCTTGATGGTGATGAGCAGAAAGCCCTGCTGGCGACGACGCCGCTGTACCAGATTGCCGCCCGCACCAAAGGTGAACCGGCGCTCGGGTCCGGCGCGATTTACCCCATTGGCGAGTCCGACATCGTGGTGCCGACCGCGCCCATTCCCGACGAGTGGCCCAAAGCCTACGGCATGGACGTGGGCTGGAACCGCACAGCGGTCGTCTGGGGCGCGATGAATCCGGCGACGGGCATTGTGACGCTCTACGACGAGCATTATCAGTCGCAGGGGGAACCGGCGAGTCACGCGGCAGCGGTGAAAGCACGCGGCGAGTGGATGCGCGGCGTGATTGACCCCGCCAGCCTCGGGTCATCGCAGATTGACGGGCGGCAGTTGATGGAGGTCTACGCCAAAATGGGCCTCAAGCTCGACCCGGCGGTCAATGCGGTGGAAGCGGGCCTCACGGAAGTGTGGAATCTGTTGGTGTCCGGGCGGCTGAAGGTGCAGGCGCATTTGCATAACTGGCGCTCCGAGTTTCGAAAGTATCATCGGGACGAAAAAGGCCGGATTGTAAAGGCGCACGACCACTTGATGGATGCGACTCGGTATCTCATCGTCTCGGGCCGGTCCCACATGCGTGTGGCGAAGGTGCTAGACTATGCGCCACAGCCCATCTTTTCGGGCGGGTTGGACACCAGCGGCGGCTGGTTGAGCAGCTAACAGGATGGCTATGACGGGACGCACAGCAACAGCGGTGTTGAACGAGGCGCGGGCGCGGTTTAAGCAGACCGTGGACCTGTTCAATGACCAGATGAAGCGGGAATTGGACGACCTCAAGTTTGAGTTCGACCCGTGGCCCGAAGAAGTCAAGAAGCAGCGCGGCGGCGTCACCATCAACGGGGTGCCGATTCCCCCGCGTCCCATGCTGACCATTCCGACGCTCGACCAGCCCGTCCAACTGCTCATCAACCAGCAGAAAGCCTCGCATCTCGGCGTTCAGATTCACCCGATCACCGAAGACGCGTCCGATGCGACGGCGGAAGTCCTCCAGGATCTCTACCGCGACATTGAAACCAAGTCCCGTGCCCAACTGGCGCGAGACTGGGCGTTTGAACGGGCGGTCAAATGTGGGCGCGGAGCCTACCGTATTGACAAGGTGTGGGCCGACGAAGACACGGATGGCCCCGGTCTGGCCGACCAGAAGATCGTCATCAACCGCATTCTGAACCAAGGCGCGGTGTACTTTGACCCGATGGCCCAGCAGCCCGATTTTTCCGACATGCAGTACGCGTTTGTCGGCGGGTTCATGCCGTTTTCGCAGTTTCAGCGCGAGTTTCCCGACGCCAAGATGGCGTCCTACGACGACCAGGAGTTCTCGAGTCTGGGAGACTCCTTCCAGAAGTGGATTGCCAGTGACGATGAGGGCGAGCGGTCCGTACGCGTTATGGAATACTGGCGCGTCGTCACGACCAAGCGCGTGAAATGCCTGTATCGCGACGAGACGGGGGCTGAACGCACCGGCTGGAAGGATGAGACGCCGGAGGGCGTGGACATCGTCTTTGAGCGCGAGGTCGAAGACCGCACCGTTGAGTGGTTCAAGCTCAACGGGCTGGAAATCCTCGACCAGCAGGACTGGGACGGGCAATACATCCCGATTGTCCCGGTGATTGGCCGCGAAGCCAACATTGACGGTCTGCGGCGGTGGACCGGCGTCATTACGCCCGCCAAGGATGCGGCCCGCCTGTTCAACTACGGCGTGTCGTCAGCGGTGGAGACCGCCGCCCTTGCGCCTCGTCAGCCGTGGCTCATTGCCGAAGGGCAGGAAGAGGGCCACGAGCAGGAATTCCTGCAGTCTTCAACCCGCAATTTCCCGTATCTCCGCTACAAGCCCACGACCCTGAACGGCCAGCCGGTCGCCCCGCCGCAGCGCATTGCGGCGAGTGCGGACATCTCGTCGGCCATCGCCATCATCCATGAGGCGCGGGACTACGTCCACACGTCCACGTTTGCCTTTGAGCCGACGCTCGGCCAAACGTCCAGTCAGCGGTCGGGCAAAGCCGTGTTGGCACTGCAACAGCAGTCGGACATGGGCAACGGCGGGTATCTCGACAACCTGACGCAGATTTCGATGACGTATGAGGCCAAGGTCATCCTTGACCTGATTCCTCGCGTCTATGACCGCCCAGGCCGTGTGGTGCAGATTCGCGGCAAGGATGACGTGACCACGCAGGTCATGCTCAACCAGCCCTACGTTGAACACCCGCAGACGGGTCGGCCCATGCCGCTCAAGCCGGGAACGCCGATGGCCGCACTCCAGCCGTCGATGCCGCAGGCGCTGCCACCGGGACTGCCGCCGGGGATGCCCGAAGCGCCGCCCGGAGCCATGATGGCCCCGCCGCCCAAGCCGATGGTCAAGCATTACGACCTGAACAAGGGCCGGTATGCGGTCACGGTCAATGTGGGCAAGTCGTATCAGA